AAGAGACGACCAAGACTCGCTTCACGAAGGGCTGTACCTTCGTCGCCACGTTTTTCAGCACTGATGAACAGTTCCGTCTTCAACATCTCAGTCTCAGACTGAGGAGACAGAATCAGGTTCCGCCCCGAAGAATACGCCTTGTTGACGTTCATCTTTTCCCGTGCTTCCAACATGAAGTCCTTGGCATTCGACTCGCTCATCTCCATCAGACGACCGACCTTATTATCAAGGAATTGGTGAGCTTGCCCGATCAAAACCCTATCAATCGTTCGCGCAATTTGCATTGCGGCAGGGGTCAGATAGATATCCACCAAGTCCTGGAAAGCCTTTGTGGCTTCGCCGTCCTTGATCGTAAACGAAACATAAACATGCTGGTCAAGCGGGACCTGCACGTTTGTGCTGACAGCATCTTGGTTTTCCACATCGTCAGCGTCAGTCTTACGCCGCGTAGTGAACTCGGACGGACGCCGAGTGTTTACCACATCACCAAAGTTGGCGATTTCGTCACTAAAATCCCGATGGACGAGGCGGGCCATAACCATGTTCTCTTCGAGAATGGCAAGACCTTCCTGTGCCCAAAGTTCCGGGATCAACGCATCATTGTTGTTGGCAAAACAAGCCACAACAGGATTCGCATACAGAAGGTTCATAGATTTACTCCAGTCAATTAACGCCCTAATAAGGGCAGGTTCCGTGCTGCCCCCACATAGGGCAACTAACAATCTAGTTAAAAGCACCACCCCGGTTATTGAAGTTTAGTGGACTAACGTCGTAGGCCCAAGGCTTCCGGGTTTTCCTTGCGCAGCTTACGATACTGCTCGGGAGAGAGTTTCGTAACGTCAATTCGCCCACCTTCGCCTGATGTAACGCCACCAGTAGCGGCACCGGACCCAATTCCACTGACAACGTTAGCACGGAAAAGATTGCCCCATTGTTCGGGCAATTCTTTCATCCGTTGCACAGCTTCTTGGGGGGTGCGAAGTGTAATTTCAGCGTGCCCAGTTTCCGCGTTGATATCTGGGAAGTCTACTTTTGGGACCATTTGGTCTGTAAGTTCGTTGCCGTCTGCGTCTGTTGCTGGACGCATTTCTGTCATCGGCCGAAGGAGCCCGATAATCTGGGCCGGATTGAAAGCTTCTGCTGCAATCGCTGAATCTTGTAGCGACCGTTGAATAGCAGAATCTTTGTACATGTGTTCCCATTTATTTGCGGCCTCTTTGTAGCCAGTTACTTCTTGCGTAAAACGCTCTCGTTCTTGCTTTCGGTCATACTCTTCCTGTGACTTTTTCGTTCGGAAAGTCTTCTGCAAATCCTGCAATTCGGATTCAAGCTTCTCACGGGCCTCAGCAGCCAGATTCTTGTCAGCAATGATCTCTTGATAAGCTCCTTCAAGCTTCTTGTACTTCTCCCCATGTTTTCGTCTGTCATCGGCCAAGAAACGATTCATGTCCTCTTGACTGAAAGCTCGGTCTTTTGCCGCTGCCGCCTCTGTGCTCGCTAGCCTCACTTGTGCAGACTTTCGATCCGCCTCCTCGTGAGCCGCTTTCGCATCTTCCTCTGCTGATTTCAGTTTAGCTTCCAAAGTGGAAACGTGACTGTCATCAGAGTTACTATCATCATCAAACTCAGTGGTGTAACCACTACTTCCACCATCTCCACCACCATCGCCGCCAGCATCATCGCCGTTGTCGAAACATGCAAGGATGGGGAAACTGCACAGAAAATCAAAATCGCGTTTCATTTTACGCTCCTTAATCAACCCTACTTAGTTTTACTTCATCTGCGTCACGCAGGAATGGTTTTATATATCTCCAAGCCGTGGCACTAGGAATGCCATGCATGAGATGCTCCACCAGCGATTGTGAACGGGCGTAGGTAGTCCGCACAGACGCAACCCCTTGACTAGACACGCCAAGGTTTTCAACATCGAGATCGGGATCGACTCCATCCAATAGGGCGTGTGCAATTTCCCAGCATGCCAACTTAATTTGGTCTGGGATATCAACATCCTCGCCTCGCGGGAACTCCAATTCCTGCTCTTCCTCCGCTTCGCGGATTTCTTCTTCTGTAGGGTAAAGTGGGCTTCCGTCATAATCAAACATGATATCATAGACGGTCGCTTTGAAACCCTTGAAATTCAAAGCGTCTATAAGTTGTGTTGCTTTGATTAAAGCCTTGGGACGGTCATCCGCAGGAGCATTATACCAAGCTTCCTCATGAAGTCGGTTATCAAAATACTCGTTAGCTTCTGCTAATGTCCCATAGTAACTATACATAGCAACATCCCTTCTTAACTAGCAAGCCATTTGTATGTTTGGCCACCGGCCGCGCCAATGACCCAAACTTTGCTTGGATCGTCAATAGCAATTTCAACAGCGTTGTCACCCGCTGCTACCAATGGGTAACCCGTTGCTGCTGACACAGTCGCTTTTGGGCCAACATAGATAGTCCCACTTATACATTTGATATACACGCTTTTCACAGCACCAAATGGTGCCGCACTAAGTTGTTGAGAGGCACCATTTCCAACGGTTCCATTACTAGCTTGAAATACAGGGCCACTTTGTTTAACAGGAAGACTCATGTCTAACTCCTTATTTTGCTTCGCCACGTTGAGGCTTTTTTGTTGTCTCTTTTAATGCAGTCTCCGTAGCTTGTCCTCGTTCTTCACCACCCTCACGCGATGGTTCGGCGGAGATATCCTCTACGCCACGAGCACCTGCACTCTCAATGCCCCCAGTATCACCACCAGCTTGTCGGGCCGATGTTTGCGCCAACAGAATCCTCGCCGCCCTGTCAGCATGATCTTTCCGAGCTTGTAAATACTCGTCCTCTGAGAAGCCCAGAGCTAATGAGGCGGTTTGTTCGCTGACGAGACCTGCTTCTTTGGCCTGGATAATGACGGTAGGATCACTGGTTGTATAATCAGCCTTGTCAATTTCAGTGAATATACTGTCCATAGTATCAACGTCGATTTTCCCACCTAATAAGGCTGTCACAATATCTTTTGAAAGCTCTCTCTTCACTGTCGTACCTGGGACAGTAAACATCAATTCAGAAAGCTTTGAAGCTTCTTCGATGCGATCAAGATCGGTTTTTAGGCTGTAGCGGTCAGGGTATTTGATTGTTGCGATTGCTCGCTTCTTTATCTGACGTTCTTCATACGCTGCCCAGTGATTGCTAATTTTCCTCTCGGCACCTTCTAATACAAGCCCGATGTAGGAGAGGCCAGCTTCGAGTCCTTGGTCGCTCATTTTGATAGCTTCGGCAGAAGAGGCCAAGCGTCCAACCTTATTCTGAACTTCCAAATTGACAAGTTTACGAATATCATCCTCAAGTTTTGCTTGCAGATTTAGGGAGGCTTCTAAAGGCTCTGGCGATGGGTGGATGAATCCAGGTCGTTCGGCTCGAATATCATAGATTCGACCATGTGTCGGACCTACCTTCATCTCGCGGTTCATCGCCCTTTGACCGCCAGAAGTAGCTGTACCATCAGGATTGGCTCCATGTTTTAGATGGTCGCCTACGGCTCGCATATCTTGTTGTTCGGTGTAGAATGGGAAGTTGGCCTTTAAGGCATAGGCAACGTCACTTGAACCTAAATTGAGTAGTGCAACTTGGTGTTTCACGACGTCCTTCAAAAGACTATCGCCAATATCCAGTAGCACGAACGGGATACTAGTTAAGGCCAAGACCAGTGGCTCTTCAACAATCTGAGGTTCGCCGTCAGAATCAATAGGACTCCCAACTTGGTCATAAAATTGCACCCGAACAAAACCATCTTCTTTGTCAACCCAAAGCAGCCGATAACGTTCATACTCTCCGTAAGGTAACTCAATTGATTCTATCTCGTGGGTTACAAAATCCAAGCCTTTGTCACGTAGCAATACGGCTTGAAATTCCATTGGATCTTCTGGCTTAGTACAGGCCCACGAGAGTATGTCTTCAACCTTATAACGGTACAAATAAGGGCGTGCGCCATTCACATCAGCCAAGGTCTCGCCCTGTGATCGGGGGGCGTCAATAAACACGCCAACCTTGCCCATCACAAGTAACTCTGTGAGTACATCAATACCAATGAAGGCATTCATGCTCGTTCCCCGCATGTCGACGCCACCCGACTCTCCTGCTACAGCCTTCTTGTAATCTTGGCTGCCATTTTTACGAATGATGTCATGCATCCGTTGGAAAATTGAGTTTCGGATATCATTTACAGCGGCTTTAGCATACGCTGGAGTAGGTGTAATATCCATACGACTGAAGAAGTCATCATCAGATTCACGTTCTGAAAACTTTTTCAGGTTTTGTTGCGTATAGTAATACCCACCTTCATACGCCTCTCGCCACTCATACCAGGAACCAGAATCATAAGCAATAGAAGGGTGTCTTACGTCAATGATTCGGAATTTATCGTTAGCCATATGTTTTTCCTACCTTCTCTCTCATCAGAGAAATCTGCCAATATCTCTCCCTGAGACAATGGATGCCGCCAATGGTAGAGCGATTTCTGCATAGTTCAAACAGTGAGCAAAGTGGTCTGCGCCTGTAGTCAAGTATGTAGCTTTTGGGTTATTGTTCTCATCTCTTTCGTAAGTTCGCACAAGATTCTTCATGTGGTCACGAAATTCAAAGCTCACGTCGGCGGGCAAATGTATGCGGTCACTATGAAAACGTCCTAGCGTTGCATCCAACCAATTCGTTCGGTCAACTGTAGCAATAGGTGCGCCCTCGTTCTCTTCACTTATGGAAATTTCCTTGCCAGTCTTTCCGCGTCTATATCGACAGAGATGAACATAGCCGTGGAAGCGGCGTGCAAATCGTCGTGCATCATTGATTTGGGGGTCAGCATCAATAACACACCCCAAAACCTGCCACTCTCGCATCAGCCTATCAAGTTCGTCAAAGTTGTCTCCTGGGACTTTTCCTTCCCATAGTAACTTGGCAAAGGCTGCGGCATTTATATCATAACTGTAATCGTCGAAGAAGTATTCAACTACAGTTACGTGATTCAACTTACCTTGGTCAACGCCCATTGTAACCATTCGGTCACCACCAGTAGCAGGACGAATGGCAGGGTCTTTTTTAGTGTAGTTGGCTATACTAAATTCCAATTCCTCTTCCGTTACTTGGCCGCCATCAGGAATGAATGGCATACCAAGCTTGGAGTTATGGAATTCACATAAGGCTGCTTCGTCTCCCAAACCGCGAAAATGTGCTAGTACAATTTCTGCTGGAGTTGCAGTGTATGAATATAACTGGTTTATGTACCAAGAGCGGTGATCCCCTGTCCCCTGCGCCTCGGCTTCCCATGCTCCTGTGGACAGCCAATTGGGCTTGTCTTCGTGCTCTAATTTTTGGTTGCATTCCTTACACTTTATGAAGCTCTCTTTTATCCTCGGGTCCGTAATTGTGTCGCCCATAATCTCCATGCAATCAGGCCAAATAAGCTCG